CGGAATGGAAGCAATTGACGGATTACATGGTCAAATTTGGAAAAGACCGTGTATTTGCAGGAGATTATTCGAAGTACGATCAACGTATGCCAACACAAATGATTTTGGCTGCGCTGAGTATTTTGATAGATCTAGCAAAGGAGTGCAATTACACTGATGAAGACTTGAAAGTCATGCGTGCTATGTGTGGTGATCTTGCTTTCGCCTACATTGCGTATGATGGAGATATGATTTCTCTAGTTCAAGGAGGACACATCAGTGGTAATTCGTTGACTGTTGTCATCAACAGTATTGTGGGGTCGCTGAATTTACGTTGTCACTATTTTTATGAGTATCCGGAGGAAAAGGACTCATTTCGTGATCACGTTGCGATCATCACTTATGGGGATGATAACAAGGGATCAGTTTCGGCTGATAGGCCAAAATTCAACATTAAGCGATGTTCAGAATTTTTGGCTAGGTACGGACAAACTTACACTATGCCTGACAAGGAAAGTGAGCTTGTGCCGTACATGAAGGATGAGGAGGCGGAATTCCTGAAAAGGAATTCGGTCTACCATCCAGCGCTGGGTTATCCAGTAGCAGCGTTAGCAGAAGATTCGATCTTTAAATCTTTACACAATTACGTGCGAGGCGCGGATTGTGAGCTAACAGAGGAGGATGCGTGTGCACAAAACATTGACAGTGCATTACGTGAGTGGTTCAACCATGGACGTGAAACATACGAGAAAAGACGTGTGCAAATGCAATCAATTGCACAAGCCACGGGTATATCTCATTTGTGTTCGCGTCTGGATGTGAACTATTCCACTTGTTGCAAGGAGTGGAGAGAAAAATATCTTGCAAAACCAGGTGACGCTGGTTGCTAAGGCGAAGCAAACGTCACGTGTATATATGGATTACGTGTTTATATGATAGATTGCATAATGTTTTGTAAATAACGCTTTGTACATTTGGACTGTCCCTCTCAAGGGATACCCGTGTTTACGGGAGGTTGGTCACCATACATGTTGCATATATCCGCAGGAACCATGAGCCGGTTAACCTGTAGGTGA